TTCCTGCGCTTGCAGTGCCGACAAGTGAAAACTCCTTAAGCCGGTGATTACCGAGAACGGCAAAGCCGCTCTCACGCTTACTGACTTGATAAATTTGAGACAAGCTGTTCACAAAAGCTCTCCTTTAGAGATGGGGCCCGAAGGCCCCATAAGATTATGGATTGTCAGCGAAGTCTGCAACAGGAATCAATGGAATGTAATATTCCGCCGCACCGATGCGAACTTTCAAGCCATGTGAGATGTCACCAGTTACGTCGAAGCTACCGCCGGGTACATTGAAAGCCTTGGTTTGACCCGCTGTGCCAGCAGTTAAACCTTGAACGTTCATTGCAACGCCTGATGTATCAAATGTGCTAGCGCCAGCATCGTTAACCGAAGCATACATCAAAGTAGTCTTTGTACCCAAAGCCGCACCAGATGGAACGTTCAGTTCAATCTCAACAGGCGCATAGTTACCAGCGTCTGTTCCAGCGCTCATAGTCATCTCTGCAACAACAGCAGAACCGAGACCAGTAGTCTTGCCTGATGTACCGTATACAGTGATTGCCTTCAGTGCGTTTGAGTATGAGCCCAAAGCGGCGTCAGCGTTCAATTGGAAGCGAGCACGACCCGCAAGACCGCCTGCGCCAGTCATGGTGTTTTCCATCACGATTGGCTCTACGTTTGCTGTGCCTGTGTCGGCGCTTGAATAAGTGAGATCGATGGATCCATCAGAGGATACATCAAGAGAAGTGGTTACAGCTCCAGTAGAGGCGTCTTTATCAATAACCTCGAAGCCGCCTTCAGACCGGACTGGTCCTGTGAAAGTTGTATTAGCCATGTCAATCTCCTGTCGTGGCCAGTGTCAAAAGTGCAAATGCACCTTTGTCAGGAATAAAAAAGGGGCCCGGAGGCCCCTCAATTCTCGTTACGCTCCGGGAGTACCGAAGATTCCGAGTGGATCGGATACACCGAACGAATAACGCTCGCGAGCCTTGTACCGGACGTTACCAGTATCGAAGTCTCCATCCATTGATGTCTGCATTGGAGTCCGCACGAAGTGCTTCATTCCGTTTGGTACATCAGTCACGATGAAGAACGCGTCTGGATCTGTCAGGTAGTGGTTCACACGATACCCTTCAGGGATTGATCCGTTTGAGCGGATCGCGTTGAGATCGTTATCGGCTGTGCCAACACGCAACTCTGTCTCGAGGAGACGTGTTGCAACGAACATCAATGCAGGTGGAACGATCAGCTTACGTGGACGTGCCGCGATCAAAAGATCACGCTCATCTGTAAACGCCGCGATGTCAATGATTGCTTGCTCGAGAGAAGTCTCGTTCAAGTCAGAGTCAGTTGACAACTTGTTGCGGTTTGTTCCGCCGCCAACGGTTGGGTGTGAAGCTGAGAACAACGTCACTCCGTCACCTGAGTTGAAGGTTGTGAAACCATTGTTCAACAGTGCCGCCGCCTTTGTCTGCTTTGTGTACGCCATTGCACGTGCAAGTGCCTTGGTGTAACGCGCTGACAGTGCGTCATACAGGTTATCTTCCATCGCTTCTTCAGTGACAGAGAAACCCATTGCAACTGTTTCGTGGTTGTAACGAGCGGTGAAAGCTTCTTGTGCAGAATCGTACTCGATTGCCGCGCCTTCATTCTTAACAGGAGCCGCGCCAAAGCCTGACAGCTTGACCTCTTCCTCAAAAGAACGCTCTGAGTTTTCAGTTTCGTAGATCTCAGCGTGCTCGTTTTCGTACTTTTCGTACTCCAAACCGAACAGCGCGTTCAGACCCGGTAATAGCTCCTTGAGGAGCTGGGAACGTGAAATTGCCATCTAGCTGTCTCCTTACACGCCGAGTGAGTTTTGATATGCGTGAACACCAACGTTGTACTTCACGACAAACTCTGGATAATCATCCGCTTGAGTTTCGTTCCATACATCGATGATACGCATTGCCAACGTATTGGTTGTCGCAATTGATCCGCCGTTTGTGCCAACCAACAGAGCCACACCCGCTTTACCGGTTGATGTAGAACCTGATGTGTTGAAGTCAAGCGCGGCGTTCTTGCCAATCGCAGATGCATAACCAGAACCATCTGTTCCGCTGTTGAATGTTCCAAGAGCGGCTGTTCCCTTAATGCGGAACAACTGATCAGGATCGTCAACAACACGTACAAAGACTTCAGTCGCGCCACCTGTGACTAAGTTCGCAGGAACAAAGTTACGGAACTGGAGCTGACCGTCAGAGTCAATGTAACGGCAACCAACACATACACCAACAATACCCGGTGTTGCGTTTTCGGCGTTGCCAGCAGACGCTGGGATATCAATCGCAGTGGGTGTAGCTGACACAGCCGCAGGCTGTCCGTCAGCGAGTACAACTAGATCGCCATTGAAAATAGCGGACCCGTTATTGGCGGCCATCGGGAACTCCCGAAAGGCGCCAGCGTTAGACTGTCCACCGATCTTGTTGATCGGAACCAGTCCATATGGGGTGCTTTCAGCAGACATAATTTTCTCCTAACATGTCTATCGCGGCACCCCTGAGAATCAGGAGTTACCGCCACCAAATTGAACCTTTGTGGAACGCTCAGGTCTCAGTAGAGGCATACGTGGATCATTCTCCCGCATGTAGTTGTTATCCACTGATTCCATCTGACGTTCATTCATTTCTTGGAAGTATTCCCTACGGGATTCGAGATTCTCGTTTGTGTTCTTACACAACAAGAGTCCACCTACTTCCACGTTCCCGTCAAAGCGGGAGTCAATATCAGACATCACACGTAGCTCTGGATGATCTTCGGCCCTGACAGGCTCCCAACCTTCACGAAACTTTGCAGAGACGTTTGTGTTGTCTGCTTGACCCAACATCGCCGTGCGGATCCAACGGTACGAATAGCCGTCCTGTTGGGCCGGATCTGGTATGCGCGATGCGGGTGCCCATGTCTTTTTGCGCTCAGTCTTTTCTCGGGTCTGAGTCTCCCGTGGTGTGCGATTGCTCATCACTTCATTTCCTTCAACATTTGCGCCGCATATTGTTCTGGTGACAGCCCAAGTCTCTTGGCGAGAGCTACTTGAGATTGAGTCAGCGTGATTTTGCGAGGTGATTTCGACGATCGAGTTGCCGGGGCTACCACGGAGCCTTGCTGACGTTGTTGTGCACCAAACTTTGCTGGGAAGGCTTCACGCATTCTCTCGTCAATCTTCTGATAATAATCAGAAGTGCGAGGGTCTACGCCGCTACCAACCAATTCTTCATGTAGGCCATACGCGAAACCGGTCATGGCTTTGTCTTTGCCAAACCATGGGTTACGCTCTGCCCACTCTTTCGCCTCAGGATCAGGCTCTACAACCTGTGGGGCCTGTTGCTGAGGTGGAGTAAATTCTTGCTGTGGCTGTTGCTTTTTCGGCTTGTAACGTTCGAAACGTTGCTTCTCTGCCGCAAGCGTTGCTAAACGCTCTTGTGATGCAATGATGCCATCTGTGTCGCCTGTTTCATAAGCTTGCTTGTAGGCCGCTTTGGCTTTTTCGAGCTCTGCTTCGACACGACCTTTTGCTTGGTGAACCAGTGCTGTTTCACCTTTACTTAGATTCTCTTGGAGCTTCTTGTTTTCTTCGTATAGCTTTTGTGCATACTTAACAGCTTCATCTCGTATCCGCTCAGATTCTTCTTTGCGTCTACGTTCTTCGTGAAACTCAAACTTCAGCTTCTTAATACGACTCTGAACATTATCAGAATAGTTCTGAATCTCTTCATCGTCTGGAACATCTGGCTCTTGGCCTTCTGCACGGCGTGGGCGTCCACGGTCTTGCTCGGGCGTATCATCGATGACTTCTACTTCAAGGTCATTACTGACCTCTACTTCTGTTTCTTCAACTTCGTTTACTTGTTCTTCGCTCATGCTCGCTCAATGCCTCTCGGATCTTCGACAACTGCTTCAACCGTGTCATCATTGATGAGACGGAACTCCTGTCCCTTCACCTTAAAACGGGTGCCGGAATAAGAACGGAAAATGACCCAATTGCCTTCTTGGCAGTATGGACCAGTTGGGAATTTGTCTAGATCGCCATATGCATCTTCGCCCATCTGAACGACGTAACCGAAAATAGATGCTGTAGATTCTTTGGCGCGAAGTTCGTTCGCGATAATAATGCCACCTTCGGTGGTTTCTTCAATTTCTGGGCATGCAACAAGGATTTTGTATCCCTGTGGAATCGGAAGGATTTCTTCGAGCTCTTCCGTCATCTCGAAAGCTTTGACTTGCATATTGTCCTCTGCTTACGGTTAAGGTCCGCAGTACCTTGCGTCGTGAGACGTATTTTTTACTGCTTACAGTATAACACCACTTG